TTTTTTATAGATATTTTCTATGTTATAATCTTCCATTACTAAAATAATACTCCTATAAAAAATAATCTATAATAAACATCATATTTCTACAAAATTTATAAAATAATGGTACCTCTCATATATTTTCAAAATAACAAAAAGTCAAACTTCTAATAACAAAAACTCTATAAAGGCTTATAAAATAAGTATAAAAAATTAGTCAAAAAGTCAAAAATAATTATTGACATTTTGACTAATTCGAGTATAATAATAACAACTTTCTACATTATAAAATAATTATCAATTTATATCATATTAATAATATGCCTTTGCTATTACTATTTTATTATATTTATTCTATCACTTATTATTTATATTTTTTTATTTTTGTTACTATTTATGGTACTTCATAATAAAAATGGTACCAAAATGGTACCTCAAAATCTATTATTACTGTTAATAAATAACTAAACTCCTTGTATATCAACTTCTTTATCAGTATAATAAAAACCATAAAAATTAATTTTATTAAATTTAACTTTAACAAATGTTGTATTTCCCTATAACAACAAAAAGCCCCTATTACTTAGAAAAGATCTAGGTAATAGGGGCTTTTAGCAATAAAAGAAAATGTTATTTAATTATAACTCTTTTATTAAATTTTATCTATAATTTTATTTACTTCTGCGATACCTTTACCATCTAGCTTATCTATTATCCCAAGATAAGCCACATTTCTAGCTACTACAGATGTGCTAGTAGTTGTAATTATTTGTTTTTGTAATTTGTCCTTAAGCTTTCGTTTTTCATCCTCAAGTTTGGACCTGATAAAAATTTTTGCAAATTCTTTTAATATATTCATACAATCTCCTTATCAAAATAATTTTTCTGCGTCAGTAATTCCACGAGAAATGGCATTAGCAAATTCTTCTATTCTATACATAAGTTTATAAGCGTCTTCTTCATTAGAGATAAACGCTGTTTCTACAAGTACAGCAGGCATACTTGTTTCCCTTAATACACACAAATCTGGACGTTCTTTAATACCACGGTCCACCATATTAAGTGAATTAACAATTTGTGTCTGAATACATTTAGCTAAAATATTAGCTTTTCCACCATTTGATGAATAGACTAATGTTTCTGTTCCTTTTGCACTAGCATTAGCTGCACTATTACAATGAATAGATACAAAAATATCTGCACCACTATTATTTGCAGTGGCACAGACATTAGGTTTACCTTCTGTTTCTCCGTTTAAATTATCACTCTGGATAAGCTGGCATGGATAGCCAATAACTTCCATTGTCTTTTTTACTTTCTCTCCAATAGCTAAAGCAATATCAACTTCTCTAATTCCATTTGCACATGCTCCAGGGTCTAAATCCATATCATGCCCAGGGTTGATAAAAATTCGTAACAATTAAATACACTCCTTTTATTAAACTGGTCGAATTCGACCAGTTTGTTTAATTTAACTAAAAATAAATTAAATTTTAACTTAAATCTGCCAATAATCTACCGATTACCTTCTAATTAAGTCCTTTAACTGTGCGGTTTGTAGGTTTTTATCTTCTAATTACTGTCCAATTATCTACCGATTAGCAACCGATTATTTACCAATTAACTATAAGATAACGTTAATCTATATTACATAAATTAACCGCGTCGAAATCGACACTATTCACCTAGCAAATGTGCTAGGTTTTATAAAAATAGCTGTTATTGCAATATGTTATGCATACACATTACAAAAAGTGCCTATTTTGTAATATCTTTATTATTAACTCGCACTAGTCCACCTAAATATCCAAGAAGTCCAGCACTTATTGTTGTGGATAGTTCTGCATTACCATAAAAAATAGCCGTTATAAGAGCTATTACAAGCCCAATAACGACTACTAAATTTACTATATCCAATTTTTCATATTGCAATTTTTATTCCTCCTCTTTTCTTTGAGGCAACTGAATTGTTTTATTATACAATCCTGTTATTGCACCATTACCACCTAGAGCCTTATAAGTATTGTACATATCTGTTAGGTTTTCTAATGCCCAAATTGGTAAGAAGCCTTCTTTTTCTGCACTGTGGCAAATGTTTATAATTTCCGTACGCAATAAGCTTCTAATAGCTTGATTTCTTGAGATTTCTCGCGCTCTGTATGCTTTTAAAAAATTAAAAAGATACTTTAAAAGCCCCAATTCTATTAAAATGCTTATAACCGTTACCCAATGTTCTTCTAAAAAGCTCACTTTCGGCCTCCTGCTAAACTATTTACTTGTGGTTGTATTTTCTTCTTGTTCCGCTAAATATTGAGCAATATACACACGATAAACCTCTGGTACCACCTTCCTATTATCCCCCTCTATCGGCTCTAAAATCCATGAACCACCAGATACTAATAACGCATAAACTGGCACCATATATTCTTTAATAATATTTGTCATTTTCCATTCTCCTTATTTTCTAATGCTAATATTCTTAATTCTTGTTCTGCCACTGCTTCCGCCAACGATAACAACATTGGACTTATATTTTCATATTTTATAATCGTTGTTTCTTTATTTTGTGGTGGGGTTAATACTACTCCTAATCCTTCTTTAAATTCTGCAATATAACCCACTTCACAATCTTGCCCCGTAACATCTATCCAATATATATCTGGGTTAAAAACCGTTGATAAATCTTCTTTCTTTAAATCTGTTTCAAAAATATATAATACTTTTCCATATAACAATTGCGCATACCTATTTTTAGGCATTAAATACTACCTCCCCATGCGATAAGAACAAAACCACTTTTCCCACTATCAACGTTGGCACTTCCACCGTCGCCACGCCAGTATCCACTACTACCAGCCCCAACTTTTACTGTAATTGTTTGCCCTTCTGTTACGTCTAAATATCCAGTTTTATAACCTCCACTAGCTCCGCCAATTAATCTTCCTCTTAAAGATGAAGTCCCCCATCTCCACGTTCTACCGTTACCGCCTTTTCCATAAGTTCCCGACTCTGTATTAAAATTTAAAGCCCAGCCAACACCACCAGCAATTTCCGTGCCCATTGTATAGCCGATTTCCTGCATTGCTACAGAACCCTTTTTCCCATTGGGACTGCCTCCTGCTTGTTGAGTTCCACCAATTTCACCATAGCCTATAGCATTACCATAGTTCAAATTCCCACTACCTCCCCCGCCTACAGAAATACTATCTATTGAACTGCCACCGCCAGCCGATACATTTGCGTTATATTGACCACGACCCATTGCTCCGCTTCCCGCTCCTGCTATTGCGTATCTTATACGGGTTACGTTTTTAGGTACTGTAAACGTAAATGTACCAGCTGTGATATAGCTTTGTTCTGTATATACAGGCTTAGCACTGTTCAAAATCGCTTTAGTAGCACCATTTTTTTTAACTCTGCCCATTGTAGCCCTATTGTCTGTAGTTTCCCCAATAGCTATATAAGCTGTAACGCCGTCTATTTTTGCGTTTATATAATCTCCGCCTATTTCTGCTGTTGTGGAATATGCTTTAGCTGTATGTTCGGTTGCACCTTTTTTTAAGTGTAATTTTTTTGCTAATTCCGCCATAATATCACCCTACTCTATCCATAATTCCGAACCGTTTGAAAAAACTATCTTCGGAACTTTAATATTAACACTACTAATAATTTCTACACCTGCATAAGTTAATTTAGCAATTTGTACTGTATTATCCTTATTAACAAAAGCTATGCCACTATCAGCATTCACCCCTTTAATACATAAACAGCCAGCTTGATTACTATCGCCAATATAAACATCATCACCGATTTTGTTCCATATACCGTTTGCCAAATTTAGAGCGCCTGTTAATGAGCCTCCACTTAATTTTAAATAACTGCCATCATGGTTATGAGCAGACGGCGCAAATGTTGATGGTTTTCCTGTGATTAAATCCCATGCAAGGCTTTTCCAAACGCCATCTCCTGTAAAAATAGATGTTGCACTACCATCTCTTTTGGGCATTAATCCATTTGCCGTTGTTGATACAAGTGATGTACTTGCTTTTCCATTCCATGTATTTTTTTCAGTATCAGATACAAAACGATGTGTAGCATCTTGAGCAATCATACTTGCAGGATGTGAGCTTGGATGTACATAGTTATTAGCTCCCATTGCAATACCATCTAATTTTTTCTTTAGTTCTGGGGTCATATAACCTTTCAAACTATCTGTAACCTCTCGCCAATCTTGAGCATTTACTACGTTTTGCAATGTATCAAGCCACTGCTTTAATAATTTATCATTAGATAAAATTACACTAAAAATCAAATTCATTGTAGAATAAAGCACTGGGTCCTTTGAAATAAGTTGTGGTATTTCTAAAAAGAAATCATTACTACTAGGTATTGATTCATCTGGTCTTTTAAATCCATTTATCTCACTTGGCATTAATAACCCAAATTCTTTTTTTAATTCTTCACTATTCATCTAACCACCTCAAAACTCTACAGTCCATTTAAATATTGCTCCACTTTCTGCATCTACACCTTTACTTGTTAAGAGTCGCATTTTAGCAGCGGTGCGCTCTTCTTCATCTATCAATGCTACTTCATTTATATCGCCGGTATAATCTCCGGCTTCGATTTCAGCTTCAAATTGTATGCTTGTTTCTACAGGATAGGTTACAGAAGTAATATCTTTGGTCAAAACAACATTATTCAAGTTGCCATTATCAGAAGGCGGCGCCGGATTGCCCTGGTCATCCGTTTCACCGGCAATGCCAAATGCCATTTTTGCTATTTTTGCAATAGCACCTGTCGTCCCGATTGCCTGTGCAAATGCCGCTCTGTAATCGGTTGTAGTTTTTTTATTGGATTGTAAAAAAGTATCCTGATTAAATTCTGCCAGCGGTGCCGGTTCGCCGTTTATACTCAAACTCTGCTTCGGATTAATATTTTGTGTATCGCTCATAGTCTTTCAAATGTTCCTTTCTTCATAACTCCGTTTTTATCTGTGCTGTAACAGGTGCATAGGTTTTCCATATGCGTGTTTTGCATGGTGTAGCTGCCTTCCCATGCGTGGCTGCCGTCCCAACAAAAAGAGCCGTCCCATAGGTTTTTTACGTTCCCTGTGGTTCGGCTCTGCATAGCATTAATTTTACCTGTATTTAATGCCCTGTGTTCAATGTTTTGTTTTAAGTCTATATCTACATAATAAATACTGCCTGCTTTATGGCTTGTTAAAAGTCTGTGCTTAGATGTTATTTTATACGTTATATCTGCGCTTTGCCCTGTATTAAAAATATATGCAGAATTAACTTTAGTTAAAATGTCTATAATATGGGACTGCCTTTCTTTGTATTTTGCATCCGGTTTTATGCCACTCCAGTCGATACTGCCGTCCCAGCACCATACGCCGTCCCAGTACGTATTTTCCGCCGTGCCCAAATTCCAGAAATTATGGTTGGCATTAATGTACTGGATAATACTTGCTCTATGGCTTGTTAAAATCTGACTTATAATCCTGATTACTATAGCAAAACCCAAATGCGCTGGTTTATATGTATTTACGGCGTCTAATAACTCCTTCCATTTTATTTCATCATCACCGCTGACACATAATTCAAACCAGTATTCAGGATTATACTGAATTATATAGCCGGATTTATTTTCACAAAATATATTTATTAAATTGTTCATGAACGTTTCAGATACGGTATTTGCACCTTGCAGTTTCAAGAGTATCTGTATACGTCTGTCTTCTATGCCGGCATTTTCTTTTACGGATATCCCAAGAACTCTTTCCCAGTCAGAAAGGCCCCATGTTGCCGTTTCAACAAAAAGCTGATTTTTTACATCCAATACAGCAAGTCTCAACTTTTCATGCTCATCATCGCTGATTAACTCTGTGTTTTTAAAGTCATCATCAATCGGCAGAAATTTCGGCAGATGCTTCAATGTTTTTACAGGTGTTCGTCTAAGTAGAAATAACATTAAAATCCACCTCATTTTCTAAAATTGGCAACTGTTCTTCAGTGAGAGGTATGTTTTTTGCCTCACCGTTTAAAGTCAGACTGTCATAGTCAATAACGCCACTGCACTCTAAAAGTGTTTTGCCGATATGAGCAACGGATACGTAACCACGATTAAAGCCTATTTCTTTAAAATACGTATCAACCTTTTCTTTGAATTCATCCTTATTTACGCTGCCGTAAATATTGGCTGCTATTTTTACATTCACGGCAGTTGCTGATACTACGGTTAAATCTGCGCCGATCGGTTTTTCTTCTTCAAGGTAGGCACGGACTTTATTTAGCAGTGTTTCATCAGCAACGTTCAGATTTGCGTCAATTATAACCACCTTGACTGTACCGTTGCCATTCCAAAGAGGAATACATCTTGCACCACCTACGCCTTCAATCTCGCGTGCCCAAAGTTCATAATTATTTTTATTGCCGCTTGTCGCTGGATTTCTGACTTTAAACAAATACCTGTCGAGTAATTCAGCATCCGTTTCTTCGACATAACCGCCCATTGTCGGTTCGGAATTTATCACACTGTTTATACCGGGAATAGACATGGAAATAACATTTATAGTTTCAGCATCTACATTGCCGATAACTCCGGCAGTTACAGCTTCAATATTTATTTGCCCGTTTTCTTTTATTTCCGTGTTTTCGATAGCTACAAACTGGATGCCGCTTTCCGTTGCAAAAGTAGCACCTGCGTAAATCGTGCCGGTGCCCTTTACAGTCAAAACACCTATAGCTTTGGTGGCTTCCTTTCGGATAACACCGTACTGTTTAGCTATCATGGTCAGATATTCGCCGTATGAAGTATCTGCAAAAGCAACTTTGTTTAGTTCCTCAAGTTCAACCTCGACTTTGGCAAATTCGATCGAGTTGCTGGCAAGTGCGTCATACTGGAACGTTCCTTCGAACAATCCTGTTTTTGCTTTGGAACTATTAATCATTTCCTGCAATATGTCTTTTTGTTCTCTTGCCTTATACATTAATCACCAGCTCCCCGTAAACCGTAGTTAAATCAATTTCACAATCAATATTTGTCTTGTCGCGCGTTATATTAATAGAATTAATAGACTTTATATACGGATTTACCATTAAACATTCAATTATAGCCCTTTTAAATTCGGAAATCCTCTCACCGACAGTCATGACCTTGCCAATAAATTTCTTTAGTTCAATACCATATTGCCAGCTATATGCTGTATATCTGAAACGTTCTGTTTTCAGTGCCTTATAAATCCAGACTTTTATAGCTTCATTTCCTTCGACTAACACGTGATTACCGGCATTATCATAGATGAACTTGTCCGTGTCGAAATCCCATGCGTATTCTTTATATAGCGGTAAATCTTCTTCTGTAGCAATTGTATTTGTGCCGGTAAATGGAAATTCATCACTCAAGTTTTACCACCTCTTCATTTATAATATAGAGCTGACCTTCTGCGCCTTCGCACGGCAGGATACTAACCCAATCCCCGACTTTCAGAGTATCGGTATAAATAAAACTTTCAGTGTAGTCATTATCGATATCGTGATTGTGACTTTCATACGCACTGTCTCCGCTACCGCCCGATTTATTTTGCGTTGCCGAAACTAAATGGCCTCGTGCCGCTCTTTCGTATCCAACAAGAAGGCGTTTTGAAATATAAGCGTTTTCTTTTGTAAGCTCGATGTTATTTGCTTTTATAATAAAATTCGGCGGTGGCTGAACTACAACGCCGATAAAAGCACTGCGTGGAACATGAGACTGTGCAACGCCGTGCATAATATTTACAATTTCCTCAACACTTGCTTCTGCACTGGGTATTTGTTTCATTTATATCACCTACTTTTTCGTTTTTTCTTGTGGGGCTTTTTCCTCATTCATCATGTTTTCAAATTCAAGCTCGATTTTCATCATGTGATTACCATTTTGGAATGTGTGTACATCAGATTTAACCCAAAATTTACCGGCGTTTAGGCTGTCTCTTATCTCTATGGAATATGAAGATTTCACTCGATAGTCTCCGATGAGCGTAAGAGAACCGCTTCTATCCGGTCCTTTCAGCATTGCTTCGACTTCTTTGTTGGTATCCTTGTTCGGGTCGGTCTTATAAACATCTTGTATCATGGAATATTTGCCAATCCATTCATCATTACGTTTATACCCCGTCATATTGCCCTGCTGGTCAGTAATCATTATCTGATTGACCATGTTTTCAATACTTTCTTTGTAAGTGCTCTCCGTCATATTGCTGCGGCTGTCGGCAACATAATTTTCGATTAATGTACCCTTTAAAATGATATCAAGCTGGTCGTTGTTCATAATCGGGTGATATTTTTCGCCCGTTTTTTTACTGGCTTCCGTATAAGCCATCATAATTATCTGATAGCCCGTTTTACGGTCCGCAATGAAACTTACCGGAACCCCCGTTTTTATCAAATTGCCGACTTTGACACCAAGTTCCCTGCATATTGCTGCCGTTATATCCTCAGCTGTTATATTTACAAATTTCTTTGTCGTTTTAGATTTACTAAGAATAAAAAGGTTGTCAAAAGCAGTGATTCGTACATTGGAATTCTGTCTGTTTTTTTCTACATCAAAAACGTTGCCACGAAAGACGATATTATTTTCTTCATCATAGCCGAAAATCGTTTCGCCGTTGTTTATTTCAAGAACCGGAATAAGAGTGTCTCGGTCATCCTGTACATAATCAAATACAAGTTTTCTGGCAACCTGCATGCGGCTGCCGCTCCACGTTATCTTTTTTACTAATGTAGATATATCTTTACCTTTGTGAAATATCTTCATTTCAAATTCTTCCTTAAATTCAGTTTCGTTACGTTGTTTATGGCCAGATTTTTTAAATCGTTGGACTGCACGATATTTCGCCAGTGGCTGTAGTCGCCGTATACTTTTTTGGAAGCATCCAAAATATCGTCGGCTTTATCAACCCAACTTTCGGGATTTTCGGGCTCATCTGTTCGCTGTTTTAGACCTGTAGTTTCATCTATCTGTTTATCATTATTGGCAGACGGTGTATTGAGTTCCTTATATTCAATAAAAGATAATTTGTAATAAATATCTCTTGTCCCATCCTGTTCACGATAGGTGAATTCACGAAGCCCCATCATTAAATTTACAGGGCTGTCAGTTATTATTACCCTTATCGGCTTTTTGGCTTCTTTCCATTTTGTGAGTAATTCCACGCATTCAATCGGAGTTTTAACATCTCCCACAATAAACGGATAATCGTGTTTCGGATGCGGGAAAAAACCGGAAAAACTAAGCCGTTTGAGTTTTGCATTACCAAACAACATAGCTTCGCCGAAATCGAGAATATCTATAGTTTCATTATTTTGTGCTATTTTTATTTCGTAACTGCGGGGTGTAACAGGAATAGTGAATTTTTCATTGTCTGAACTTAATATTATCTGCCGTTTTGCAGCAGTTTCATTTCCTAGTGCCAAAGATAAAAGATTTACTATGCTATAAGTCTTATTCATAAAACTGTCAAGGCTCATCAGTATGCACCTCCATAGTTTGCATTTACCTGCCGCATAAGAGACATAAGACGGTAAGCGATTTCGTCAATATCCTGCTCGTTGCGAACAACAAAAGTATTTCCGGTAATCGTTACATTACCGCCGCCTGTATTGGAAGTATTTTCGGCAAGTTCGCGCTGAATGATACGTTCCGTAGTTTGTGCCGGATATATGCGGCTGCCGGTCGGAAGGTCAACAATTTCTCCACCTTGTTCGTTTATCTCGGTAAGACCGCCTGTCCAATTCATTGTACCTGTAGCATTCTTCCCTATACCGCCGTCAACAAAACTGAGTACACTCTGAACCGGAGACGGAGCAGAATTTTTAAGTTCGATGTATTTCTGCCTAATAGGACTGAAAACATTTGTTTCAAACCAGTTGACTACACCTGCCCATGCGCTCTGAATAGTGGTTATAGCACTGTTTATACCAGCGGCAATTCCTGCGCCTGCGCTCTGTGCCAGATTTTCTAAAGGATTATATATATTGCCGGTAAACCAGCTTACGGCTTCACTCCACTTGCTTTGAATATTTTCCCATGCACTTGCGGCAGACTGCCAAATACTGTTCCACATTTCTATATTTGCCTGTGTCTGTATTTGCGTATTTTGCACCTGCATCTGTCCTGCCGTATTAGCTGTATCGGTAATTCCGTTCCAGATTTCTGTTGCAAAATCTTTAAGCCCTGAAAATGCCTGCTTTTGTCCTTCAACCTGTATTTGATTGCTTTCAAGTTGCATTTGTCCTGCAATGTTGGCAGTATCAGTGATTTCATTCCAAATATTGGAAACGAAGTCCCTAAAACCTAAATACATCTGCTGCTGACTGTCCATTTGCGCTTGAGCAGATTGTAACTGAGCCTGTCCGCTCTGCTCTGCAAAATTACTGAAAATAGCATCCGTCTTACCGTATTGCATTTGAGATACATTCATATTTGTTGCGGCAGACATATTTTGGGCCTTTCCCCACGAACTGTCATTGATACGTTTTATAATATCATCATCTGCGGAAAAATCAAAAAGTCTTGAAATGCTGTCAGCAAACTGGCTACCCAAAATACTGCCGCCGATACCGCCGATAGCACCGCCGATAATTGCACCGGCTCCCGTACCGATACCAGGAAGTACAGAGCCGACCGCCGCACCTGTCGCACCGCCGATTTTAGCACCTGCCCAGCCACCGGCAATACCGCCTCCAGCGCGAGCAACAGCCGCTCCCTTCTCTCCTTCATCCGCACTGTAGATATCATATGTGGCAAAAGGAATAGTAAGAGCAATATTGGCTTTATTTATACCGCCGCCGTAATTCCATCCTGTTTTTATTGCATCTTTTGCCCTGCTCCAAATGGTAGGCTTTGCAGGCGGATTTTTCGGTTTATCCGTAGGCGGCGCACTGGGCTCGTTTGGTACTACCGGCGGCGTTTCACCCGGTTGATTTTTGCCGTTTACGTAAACATTCTGCGCATTTAGAATAATATCTTTTACAGTCTGTCCCGGAAGATTTGTAGGCAGATTATTAGGTACTGAACCCGGCAAATCTTTAGGAATGCCTTTGGCAATATCAATCAGATTTTTAACACTTTGTACGGATTTAGCAACAATATTATAGAATTTCTTTGCTCCAGCAATAAATCCAATAAACAAACCTGCACCGGCGGCAACTGAACCCATGCCGTCCATCTGTATCATCTTTGAAAATGCGTCTCTGAATGGTTTTGTCAAAAAGTCGAATGTTCCCCAAAATGTAAAACCATTTTCAAATAATTTGTTAGCATCTAAAACAAGTTCAGTGATTTCCTTAACAAGACTTCTTAGCCCACCTGTTGCCGAGCCTTCCATAAGTGTATCTTGAAAGTTTTCCCATGCACCGCCGAGCTGTTCAATATCACCTTTCAAATTGTCCAGCATTGTTTCAGATTGTTCTTTAGCTGTAACTTTCGTCATTTCATCATACATATCCTTAACGGACTTACTTGTAAATTCACCGAGAACCTGCGCTGCACGAATACCATCAGAACCGAAAGCGTCTTTATAAAGTGAGTTTAACTCCTGCTCTGTAAGCCCTTGCGTGCTTTCGTGCAGAATATCTGCTATTTCACCTAAAGAACGAAGTTGACCTTTTTCATCATAAAACTGATTTTTGCCATCTTTTAATAAACCCAGCTTTTCAAATGCTGCTACTGCCGGTTTTGTTGCAGGTTCAATCTGCTGTAACATGGATTTTAAACTTGTACCGGCATCTGAGCCTTTAAGCCCACGGGAAGCCATAAGCGCAAGAGCTGTATTTACCTCATCAAAATCCATACCGGCTTTTTTGGCTACGATACCGACAGCGGAAAGGGAATACTTCATTTCATGAACGCTCGTTGCGGAAGCATTCGCCACACCGGCTAAAATATTTGCGGCATGAGTTGCGTCCTTAACGCCGAATGTATTCATTGCTGTACTCATTATCTCCGCCGCTTCCGGCAGTGCCAAATCACCGGCCGTGGCCAAGTTTAAAGCCGCCTCACTAGCATCGCCCAATACATCTTTTAAAGAAATACCGGCTTTTATAAGCTCAGTCATTCCCTGTGCTACTTCCTTATTGCCAAATGCCGTAGCCTGCCCGAGTTCTTTTGCACGTGCTCTTACCTGTGCCATAACATCATCGCGGCTCATACCGTCTAAACCTTCTTTTGGCGTAAGTGATTTAATAGCAGATAACTGAGCATCAAAATCCATACTTGTTTTTATGGTATCGTACACACCATAACCGATACCGGCGGCACCTGCCATTTGTATACTTGTCGGCATAAGCATTCCGTTTGTGAACTCATTTAAAGTATTACCCATAGAATTCATCGGGTTGGTATTAGCTTTTACATTCAGTATAGCCGTATATGTTTTGCCCATAATACCGGATAATTCCGATTTAACCTTTAAAATGGTGTCTGTAGCACTGTCTTTAGCGTGAATGCCTACAGAATAAGACTTGCCTGCGATACTGCTAAGTCCTGATTTTATGGAACTTAAGGGTGATGTTACCATATCCCGGACAGATACGGATACAGAGCTGTTTTTTATTCCTCCAAGTGCCGTTTTAGCTTTGTCGGCGTTTTGTGCTAATTCTTTTAAACCTTCACCGGCTCTTGCCGAAGATTTAACAATACCATCTGTAGTTTTAGAGGTAGCCTGTGCCTGACTTTGTAAATCTTTCAGTGCTTTTTTCGACTTAACTATAGTCGCTGTCATGTTGTCTTTTGCTTCCAGCCGTGCTGTAAGTCTTGCATCATCAGCCATTTAACTACCTCCTAACTAGCTTGACACCGGCAAGCTGTGCTTCAAATTCTATTTTCTGAGCTTCAATTTCCTGCTGTTTGCGCATTGCCGTATAAGCAAAAAGTTTATCCAAATAACTCATGTTAAAAAAATATTCTAATGTATGACCTTTGAGAAGCAAAAAAGCGGCTGTTGCCGCTTCCCAGTTCTCATCTATCAGTTTTTTATTTCTTCATGCACCTTGGCTTCAAGACTTTCATATCCAGCACATTTCATAATAGCTGTTGCAATATTACCTATTTCACCGGCTTTAAACAACTTACCGATAATATCCGTCGGCTCTATACAGTTATACGCTTTTTGTAAATCTTTATCTTTTAAATTGGGCTCAACAACATTATCTAAAATCATAAGTTCATTTACGTTATCCAATTTTAAAATATCAGCGACGAAACTTGCGTCCGGCTGTTTTACGGTAATTGTGCCTATAGATGTTTCGATATCATACAAAATTTTTTTATTGCCTTCAATTTTTTCTTTCTGTTCAATAAGTTCTTTTACACTAATAGCCATTTATATAATCTCCTTATTAAAAATAATTATGCACCGATAGTTTCAATGAAAGATGCATCTTCAGGTGTAAATCCTGCCGTAAATTCTTTTTCCACGACTTTGCCTTTTTCAAAACTCATCAAGAGCAAGTCATTAAACCAGACATTATCAATAGAACAGCGTTCTTTCTGTCCATCCACAGCATCCGGGTCATCAATCAAACCGATAAAGGTGCCGCGCGGGTCAAGCCCCTGTTTCCATGCTTCAAGATACTTATTAATATTTCTGTTCACAACGGATTTAATTGTAAAGGAAAGTTCACCGGTTAAAGATACGATTTTACTATCTTTACTGATAGAAATAAATACATCTTCACGGTCGGCGGTTACCTTTGCTTCAAACTTCTGAATTTCAAACAAAAGCTCATTGTCCCACCATACTTTTCCCCAGCTGCCGTTCCAGCGGCGGCGTCCTCTGTATTTTACAGCTTCTGCTTCTCTTCCCATTTATAACTCTCCTTTACATAGTAAAATCAATCGTCAAATCTTCCATAGCGTTAACCGGCGTAATACGGCCTGTTAAATAAACATTGGTTCCCGTATTATATTCGCGAATTTGCTGTACTGTCATTTCCGCGACTTCTTCACCTTTCAATATTGCATAGTTTTTCTGTTGTTCTTCGTCAATATCCACTGTATTCTGTGCCGTAGGACTGTTATCAAGCACATTGCCTTTCAATCCACTGAAATAAACAAGAATAGCAGAAATAAATAACATTTTATGATTATAATCATTTATCACTTTGCCGACATAATCCGATTTGAACGTATCACGAATATCATCCGTTATCATGTCGATGCATTCAACAATTTTTATGGAACGGAAATCCTGACCCACGTCAGTTGTAAATGTCGTAAGACTGTTGCAGGCACGGGCAATTTTAACGCCGTCGCCGTCACCTTCATCAACGAGTAACAGTTGTCCTTTATCAATTAAGCTGTCAATATCTTCATACGTTTCTACGCTTTCAACTTCAGGCAATTGATAATATGTTGCACTTCTATCCAGACTAAGTCCCGCCAAAATGCCGGCAATACGTGCCGTGTATTCCGTCGCCGTGTAAATAGTATATGGCTTAACCGTATCGTCATTTGCTACAGTACTATCTCCTACAATAGCTTCGCCGATAATTGCCGCAGGTGTTTCAGTGGCATCTTCCACGTAATCGGGATTAGGTACCTTGATATCTCCTGTACAAAAATTAATAATGCCCTTGTCATCAGCTGCCATGTTGGCAAGTACAGCTTTAAATGTTTTATATTTATTACTACGCTGCGTTTTAATCCAGCTGTCCAAATCTTCCTGTTCACTGCCGGAAGCTGTCGGTGCGCAAATATAATTCCATTTAATATTGCTAATCTGTTTAAGTACGTAAGACTGATTTACTGTCGGCTCTGCTACAGTATCATCCGGAATTGTATATACTAAAATACGTAGCGGCGTACCGAGCAGACATTTTTTAATTAAATCGACATTTTTATCCGTAAGTCCTTTATCCGGAATATCTGTGATATCGGAAATTTTATAAGATTTCATAACGTCCGTTGTTTCGTTTTTCAAAATCATGGCCACAATGCCGTGGGCAGAACGGGCAATTGCTGTTGTAGATTTTGTTTTAAAAGTTATAAGTACTTTCGGCATACCGAATATTTCTTTTTCGTTAGCCATTAAAATCATCTCCTATTTTAAATTAAGTTCTAGCGTTTGCATTAAATCATACATAATAGCAGAACTTTCTTTATCGGTTAAACAATCCGCAAAATCAAGATAAAAAACATAATGTAGTATCTCATCGACAAATCGCGTATGACTTTCAAGAATGGTGATATATCTGTCTTTGATATGAAATACAGGTCTAATTAAACCGTCTAAGGTATCAGCCGTATCATACAGAACAGACCTTTTTATTCGGCCGTACTCATCCGGAATTAGAACCAGCATTATATCAATCTGTATGGATTTATCCGTTAAAATTTCATCAACGGTTTTATGCCGCGGCATCATTTCCACATAAAAATAAGGCTCACTCGATTTTTCCACATTATCGAAATGAACCTTATAATTGAATTTAGATTTTAAAAGCGTTGTAAGTCCTTTTTTTATATCAAGTAATTTAATCATTTAAATATATCATCCATAATTATTTTGGCGTCCTCCTCGAAATTATCCCGCAGTTCCTCAACACCCTGATGAAGCATATAAGCACCTTTAACAAATTTTATTTTACCGTTTTCATCTTTTACCCATTCGCCCCTGCGGTTTTTTACGCGGTGTCCATATTCCATATGTGCGGCATATTCCGTATTATTGTAGACTTTAATACTGCCCATATAAGGACGGGTACGCTGCCAGTTATTTTTTAAATTACCGGTATCAACGGGCGTTAAATCTTTAGTGTATTCGATAAGGTTTTCAGCGGATTTTTTCACAAATTCATTGCTCTTTTTAGGTATCTTTTTTATGGCATTATCAAGTTTAGCGATAAAATCATCAATGCCTTCAATTTCAACGCTCATCTTGCCTCATCCTTCCGTTTTACCGTTACTTCCTGATGTGATTTATACTTAAACGATTTTACGACGTTCAATAAAATTTCCTGCTCGTTGCGGGATATTTTCAAAATATCATTCGGCAGAACATCGTATTGCGGCGGAAGAAATAATTTTAAATCCGTAATAACATCTACCTGTCTGTCTGTATTTTTAGCTGTAAAAGGTTTACCGCTTTGATACAACTTGCAGGGAATATTAACATAGATTTCCTGCACTGCATAATCATCTGCTCCTTCGTCATCAACAGCATTAATTTGACGACAAACAGTAACATTATCATGATACATATATTTACTAAGCAGACTGTTTAATTGTGATGGTGTCGGCATGAACCAAACCCCGCAATCTTTCGATATAAATTCAATTTCGGCTTGATACTGTCAAAATCCAGGTCATTTAAAACACCGGAAGAAATCGCCGCCGCCACATTAAATTCAAACTTAGTATCACCGGCTTCAATGCTTTTCAGTTGCGCATCTTCTTCTGCCGCTGTCTGCTCGTCGTCGATACGCTTATTTATCAAATCCATACAGGTGAAAGTCAAGGCTCGCGGGAAATCATGTCTATGGCAGTAATCAAGTATATCAGTTACCAGTTTTTCAACGTAAATACTGAGTACCACTTCATCAATTTCAGTATCGCCGCGAATTGTCTTTATTTTGGCGGTAATATCCGCCACTGCTTCAGCAGGTGTCATAATATTCCTTCTTTCTAAAATTGGGCATAATAAAAGCACTCACATTTCTGCAAGTGCTCAAAATTATCTTTTAAAATATCATTTTTTCCCACATTTCTTTCGGTATCTGTTCTAGCGGCTTATTATTTTCTATTGCTTCTTCAAGCATTCTAGTATCCCTATTTGTCTCATCAACATCAAGTTTTGTTGGTTGGTGTATTAAAGGTTCGCTTAAAAGTACACGGTCAAGAGAATTTTCGCCAAATTTTTTTAAATATTTATCATGTGCCTCATCAAATCGTGCCAATGCTTTTGCATATTCCTCACCAAAAGCTTTATATTTTGTCCACATTATAATCCCTCTTTATGCTTTCAATATTAATCCTATAATTAAATACAAAAATTCTATATCATCTTTTATTGTAGCATAAATCGGCTTATATTCGCCATTGATAAGTTCGACTTTTTTTAGTTGCTCCGTTGGTTCAAATACTAATTCTAACCCCACGCTTAATACTTCGGAAGCATCTGGATAGTCCTTACCGATATAAGGAGTTATAAAATCATCTGGCTTAGTTGTTTCATCCTTTTTATATCTTGAATTGAAAAGAATTTCTCTTAACAGTACAGATTTTTCATCCTTAGTACGGTCTTTTAAAAACTCTTTAGATATTCTAAGAGCGTTTTTATTGAAATATTCAACATAATGACCTATTTCATGATAAGGTGTTGTTTTGCGCATTCCATTCATATGAATTGATACATAGCCGGTTTTATAGTCGGGAAATTTTGTAGCATAGTATTTTCCGTTAGCCATAACGGCACCATTGCTAAAAAATCCCCTATTAGTTATTAAAGTATATAACTTTTTCCCGCTATCAGTTAAATAATTTACCCAGTCTTTTGGATAATAGGAAAATGCTTCACTAAGTTGTTGTTTAGTAATTTTGTTACTTCCTTTTGCCCATTGTTCCGGTGAAAGTTCGCCGCCCATTTCACGGAAATTGCTGAATACTTCTTTTAAGGCTTTTTTATCGCCGATTTTATTTTTAATATCAAACTGTTCGCATACGTTTCGTCCGATATTGATAATATCATCTTTTGTACAACTTTTTATATCCGTATTTTTGATTAATTCTTTAAGTGTCGGTTTATTAGCGTTAACTGTCAGCTTTTTGTGTGCTTTTTCCCACTGACTGAATGACATGGATTTTTCAATATAGACTTTGTAGTAATCATCATAATTCATAGCGGCAGGGATGATAATTCGCTTGCCGTCTTTATTTTTCGCCGTTCGTTTGCCGCGACCTGTATCATAATCGGTTAGGTTGCCCGCAATCGTTGAACGGCAATGCGGATGTAGCGGCGGCATATTAGTGCCGGGCGTTGCACTGTCCACCGGATAAACTTTGCGGTCATGTGCTCTGCATAATGTTGATGTTTTTTTGTCGAGTGTGGCCAGAAATATATAGTATTTCATGTCAGCGTCTTTTATACTGTCCAGTGCCGCCTGATTTTGTACGTAATTCATTTCAGTGCGTACAAGGCGGGTAGCTTCATATTTGCCGACATTCATTCTTTGCTGTACGAGCTTTGCCATTTTATTAATAGATACACCGCGATGAAAGCCGTCCGTAATTTCATTTTTGATGAGTTTTGCCAGTTTATCCGTATTTTTCCAAATACGCTGACTGTAGTTTTTTCCTGACCATGAATTATTCAGCACTTTGCGAATTTTTTTATCATCAACTTCTGATACAGACGATTTTATACCGATTGTTTTGCCGATATCGAACAGATTTTTATAATAATTGTCCTTATATGCACCGGATAAAAACTTTGTCATGCCATTTTCGCTGTCCGTGCCGAGCCTGTAGAGGTTTTTTAATGTATCGCCATATAATTTATCAAGACGTGAAATACGTTTGCGCATGGCAAGCTTATTTAGTTCCAGCAGTAGTTTATTGTCAACGTTCTTATCTATGGCATCCAGATATTCTTCCAGAGACATTCGCCACTGCTTAAATTCTTTATCCGTTAACAGTTTACTGGCTTCGGTATAAGTAAGATTGTTATCTTTGGCATATCTGCCGTATAAAACAGCAATATCATCAGTAATACGAGAAAGAGCCCGCCTGTAATACTCGGCAAGCTCTTTTTCAATCGTATCTTTGGATTTTTTAATCCATTCCGCTTCTCGTTCTTCAGCACGCTTTTTCCAGTAATCTTCATTATTCATAAGATTACCTTAACCTTAAGCTGCTACAACTTTATGTTTAAATGCTACCATGCGTATTTGTTTCGGTTCATAGACGCGTTTCCAGTTTTGCGGGTTGGCCAATTCTTCGCGAGATGGGCTTTCCACATGTTCGCGTACTGCGTTCTGCCATGCAACACCTCTCGGGTGCATGATGAAGCAACGGCGATTGTAAAGCATATTGACGCCCGCGCCAAGATTAGGGTCGCGGTCCGTTTCCGTCTGCACAAATCCTACAGGAGAACCTTCGCCATAGGCAATAGCACCGCGTCCGAATAAGTACGTCGTATAAATATCACCTTCAAACGGACAGCCGTCATCTACGATAACTCTGCGGTCCTGATACGTTTCAAATTCAACAGAGTTACTGTCGCGTTCCGTAGAAATAAGATTCTGCTGTTTAAGGTAGGATTTTGTCTTAGAGTGCATTACCACGCCAGTAAGCTGGTCCTGTGCATCGCCCAAAAGCTGAAGTGCGTCAATGAATGCCGATGCGGAAATATTTGCATTTTTACCGGCTTTTCCGGAGATATCAAGTACGTGGTCTTTCATAGTGTCTGCACTGAATACGCCTTTTAACAGATTAATAAGTTCCTTTTGATATTCTCTAGCCCAATAAGAAGAAACGAGTTCCGCAATAGCTTTCATTGGGTCGCTTCCTGCAAGTGCCGCCGCTAAATTCGTTGCGGACCATTTTTGCTGGCGCATAATTGTCGTGGATACATCTTTGCTGGATGTGATTTTTTGAAATTCAATTTCTTCACCTTCCACAATATTTTGCGCATCGCCCGTTAAATCTTCAAAAAACGGCATATTGTGTGTGCGCGCCGCTTCGCTTGCAAGTCTGGAAAATTCCGGGCTTGTCGTGATTATCCCGCTTTGAAATAAAGCGGATTTTTCCATTGTGCGATTAATTACATACGGATTAAAAAGCTCCGGTACGATGATGTCTGCAAGTGTTGTTCCTGCCATTAATTAAAACCTCCAATACTAACGCCTGCTTCCTGTGCCAAAGATTTAGCCAGTGCAGGGTTTTCCTTAAACAATCTTCCCTGTTCCGTCATGTTGAATGTTTCTTTTTTAAACGGATTTACTTTATTTTCGCCGTTTCCGCCAGCTGGTTCATATCCACTGCCTTTTGGTTTTCCATCTTTAAATAAAAAAGGCTTAGATTGCTTCAGAGGGTTAATCTGTTCATCCAAGCCTGCAACTGTGCCATCATCGGACACAATTAATTTAGTTTTATCAATCAAACCAGCTACGATATCCACATCTTGCGCTGTGCCGCTTAATTTTAGCTTTACTGCGCTGTCAATACGGAGATTTTTCAAATCCGTTTCGTACTTTGTTTTTGCGGATTTGTTATCTTCCTGCAACTGTTTAATCGTAGCTTCAAGTTTTTCCTTATCGCCAGCTGTCTTTTTCAACGTTTCAAGCTGTTTGTCGCGCTCTTTAATCTGCGTTTCCAGATTGGATTTGGCTGTAGCGGCTTCATCAAATTTTGCTTTTTCTACATAATTATCTTTTAAAAAGTTCTTTAAACCTTCAGTAGCTTTTTTCTTAGCTTCACCGTCAAGATTTAACGAAGCAATATATTCTTCAACATTCATTGTTTATCTCCTTTATGCTCCGGCTGTATATGTGCCCGTAATAGATGCCGTACTTTCATCATCTAAATGTGCTGTGCCGGTAATTGCTGTACCGTTAACATTAATCTCGATAGATGTAATTTTTGCACCTGTATCACCTTTAGCACCAGCTGCGCCATCCTTGCCGGCAGGGCCCTGCTCTCCTGTATCGCCTTTTTCGCCCTGCGGACCTTGAGCACCGGTATCACCTTTTTCACCCTTATCGCCTTTTGGTCCTTGTTCGCCAGTGTCGCCTTTATCTCCCTTTTCACCCTTGAGCGAATTTAAGAAGTCCGTTTCCGTTTTATCGGCATTGCCTTCCTGTTCTTTCCAAATATCAAAAGCGGATTTACCGTCTGCACCGTTAGCACCGTCAGCTCCAGCCGGACCCGGTGTCATAGCTCGATTATTGGCATCTTCAATGCCTGCTTCCATATTATTCATCAGAGTTTTTGTAATAAGTTCTCCGTCCTGCCAATCATGTTTTGTATACATAGTTTTATTCTTCCTTTCCTATTTTGGATTTATTAACTTTTGCCTCGCCGACTACAGCTTCGGTAATATCTTCCTCTGTACTTTCGGTATATTCCGTATTGGTCTTGATACAATACTGGATAATGCGGATTATTTCATATTCATTCAAATCCGCTACTTTACTGAACGGGAAATCCTTGCCGAAAGCCGTGTAATACTCTTTCATCCATTTATACATTATTCATCACCACCTTTGCCGTTATAACCGTCATCATTATAAATATCCTGTTGTTCCTTCTGCTCTTTGGCTATCTGTTTTTCTTCCTGTTCCGGGTCATCAACAAGAGGGTGATTTTTTATAATAGTTTTATCGGATATGATGCCTTTGGATTTACTGCAAATATCTATAAGCTCACTTTCACTCCTTATAGCGTTTCTGGTCCATGTCTGGATGATATTTTTAACATCCTTATTGTGATAGCGACAGATAGCGCGAACAAGTTCACCAAAGCCTAGGCGAAATTCCGTTTCCATAAGCCCTGCTTTAAGCTCTAAAAGTGAATATAGAAACTTCATAGCTTCTCCGCTAGTACTATCAAAACTCTGCTGCTGAGGATCTATACCCTGCCCCATAGAAAAAATAGCTTTTCTTGTTATTTCTAAAAGTTCTTTTCTTGCTTCTACTGGTATTTCTATTGTTATTGTAGAAAGACCACTTTGGTCGCCAGTACCAGCACTATCAAGATTAATTGTTTTATATTTTTTTAGCTTACGCAGAAAATCAACAATACCTTTTACGCCTTCTTCACGCATTCCGCCATAATTGGTTAGTACAAAAAGAACTTGCTGAATATCTTCAAGGTCATTTACGAAACCACTATAAGTTTTATCGTAACTATCAATTAGCTTTTTTATATTATCGAGGTCCAATGTTTGCAAATTATTATTAGCAAATGGAATAAAAGGAACTACACCCATGTTGTGAGTGTAAATATTAGAATAACTATTATCATTTGCTGTGGGAATATCGTAAAAAAACATTGGATAATCCATTAAATCATTTCTTATAGAATATTCCTTACCATTACGGCGCCTAAATGCTTGACATTGTGTATCTGTCCAATATTCATATATTGTCCAGCTGATTCCATCATCATCAATATCTGTATAATATCTTAAAACTGCCAAAAGCTTTTTATTTAGTTTCTTGGACCATACTGGTATGACTTGTGTTGATGGAACAACAGCATAACAAAATCCTTTTTCATTATCGTCCCAATAATGTAACCATGCCATGCCACTATTAGAAGCATTTACACATAAATCCTTGCACTTTTTAGCATAATCATCGCCTAGTGTATCTACAATTAAAGTGTTTAAGTCATTATCTTTCGTATCAAAGATTGGTGGATAAGTGAATAGATAACTAGCTTTTTGATTTACTAATAAATTATAAAAACTGAATGGTACCCGATTATCTGCACTTCGAAGTGGATTTTTTAACTCATCAGGACAATGTTCCTTATAAAACAAAATATCATTTTCAACTTTGTAATAACGTTCAGCCACATCAGCTTTCGTAACAAAATCGCAATGACCAGCTACATAATTAGAAATTAACTTTTTGGCTACGTCTAAATCCATTTTTTCACCTCCTCACCAAAAACTTTTTTTATTTCTAACCGGCATATCGTTTATAAAAGCATATCTACAGGCATCAATCGTATGATTGTTTTTATCAGGATAAGCAGATATAAATTCATCATCCTTATTTCGCTCATATTCATAATTCACAAATTCTTTATACGTATTCGGACATTTTTGCCGGTCAATATATATGTGATTTAAGCTCTGAAGCCATTTCATTCCATAATTAACGCTATCAGGTCCTTTTTTAGCACCATAAACATTAAGACCTAAATTTCTAAGCGTTACAATGCTCTTTGGCTCCGCACTATCTGCCATAATTACGCTATACTCATATCTCATAAGCTTAGGCTTTATTTTCTTAGCTGCTAATTCATTAGTAAGTTTTATCTGATAAACTTCATCAAATAAATACAAATCATTATATTTACCATCATATGCACCTTGAACATAAGCAAATGCATCCACTGCAAAACCAAAATCAATGCCATGTCTTATAGTTTTAAAGCCATTAATCATTTCATCAGTTATAGTCTTTTCTTCTACATTTTCAAAGACATTTCCACCTGTACCAATTGCTTTACCAATGAATTCATGTAGATATTTTTTATAATTTTGTATTTTACAAGTTTCAGCTTCAATTAGAAATTGTGGACCTAACCAATTTTGCGGGACATCTAAATAACAAGAAGTATGAACAATTTTATCTGGTCTTGGGTTAGTAGCTTCATAATTCACCCAAGCATTTTTACTTTTAGGTGGATTAAATGAATAAAATACCCAAAACTTATCACCACCACGAAGAATAGATTGATTTAATGTATCTATTTCATTCATACCTGTGAACTCGTCCAATTCCTCATACCAGCAGTAAGCAAAATAGCCTTTGCGAAGTTTTACTGATTTAGATTTTTTAGGATCATCACAGCCGCGAAAAATAATACGTTGACCTGTAGGTTTATAAGTCAGTCCAAGTGGTGAAAGACTTATTTTCCAAAAGTTAGACACGTTTAATTTATCTATTGCCCATATAAGCTGTTCAAAGACACTTTCTTTTAAATAATGTCCAACTTTACGAAAAACGATTGCATTGTAATTTGAATTTTTCATCATGCCAATTATAATTTCAATGCTAATATATGATGATTTTGTACTACCTCGACCACCTCGAAGCCAATAGTGAGTATATTCGTGATTTTTCACTTGATGATGAAGCTTATAAAAGATTGGTGCTATCAAGTCATTCAAATTTATCTGCACTCGTTTTCACCTCTACATCAGGAATATTATCTATAATTGTAGCTTTTATAGGCTCATCTTCTTTTACCTTAGATATTTCTGTTTTAAGTTTTTCAATACGTAACTTTTGTTCTTCTGTTGCAAAATCCGAACGACAAAGTTCTTCATATTGCTTAATAAGGTTCATCAGTGTCCCCATAGCCCTTGATTGTGCAATTAAAAAAGAAGCCTGTTTTTCGTAGGCTTCTGTGTATTGATAAGCTATAGCTTCACCTTCTAAAGTTATTCTTTTTGTACAGTCATTAGCATCCTCTACGTACATTAATTTTTGTGAACGTATGATTGCTGCATATTTAAGGCAAATGTTTTCCCATAAAATATCTAGTGGCGACATCATCTCAATATTACCAACAAGCTCTAATGTTTCTGCTGGCAAATATTTTGAAAATAAACCGTGCTTTATAGCATTGGTATTTTTCTCAGGTGCTCCACCTTTATTAATTCTAGGTTGTTTTGTTTCGGTACTTTTTAGCTCAAGTCGAAAATCATCTACAGCATTATTATTACGCTTAGTTTGTACGTTTTTGGGTTTTCGAGGTTGCAACTTTTTAACTTCTTTAGTTGCAACTTTTTTGGTATTAGGTTGCAACTTTTTCCAATGACGACTAGCCCATGATTTTATTGTTGATAAATTAATATCATACTTTTCTGCTATATCTTTATATTTCATTCCCGTACAATAATCTTCAAAAGCTAAATCTTTTACATTTTTATTTGCCAAATCACCTCACCACCTAAATTTTTGTACTAAAAAGGCCACTATCAAAATGACAGTGGCTTAAATCCCATATCGTTAATTTTCATTATTTAATTTAAAAGTAGATACACTACCAAGTAAATGTAGTATAACACATTTGTCAAAAAATAGCAATTATCGTGATTCAAAATTTATTGATAAACCCGCATTTATTTGTGCTAAAGTCTTTTTATTATCAGCTTTTCGTCTACCTTTGCCGTTATTAACGCCACCTTTTATCTGTTCTCCTTCTTGTAAGCTCATTGCCTTATACATTAAATTTTGCTGTCTTTCTTTTTCCCAATGATTGGCAAAATTCATATCTTGTGGCCACAATTCAGCTCCACATTCAGGGCATTTAAAATAATCGCCTTTAGCCTGCATATGCACAGCTTTACCTTCATAAGTTAAACAAATATTACACAAAATATCCTTACACATACATTAATCCTCCAAATACTAATAGGGTAGCCAAAAGCTACCCTTTAAATTATCCAATTAAAATTAAGCTTATTCCTACAAGCACAAAAATTATACAAGTTCCTAAAATATATTTTTTATCTTGTTCACGTTCCATTTGTTTTAGTTCATATCTTGTTGGTATTCTCATAAATCAAAATCCTTTGCTTTATATGTTTTTTTATCTTTTACATCTCTAATAACTAAATTAAGCACCATATATCTTCTTCTACTAAGAAACTTTACAAATAAATTAACTACTCTTTGACAAAATCCTAATCTACCTTTATTTATTACTTTATTAGCTACTGGATCACTACAATGACCAGAATTTGTTAGGATATTTTGTTCGTATTTTTGCATTTTATCCCTTCTTTATATTTTTTATATCCATTAGCCATACATTTTTTCAAATCGGGTTTTCCTAAAATACATTGTTGTTTATGTCGCCTAAGACTGCATAAAAAGATGCCATCATCAAAATAACTATATTTACACGACATAATTATCACCCTTTCATATATTTAGCTATTTTAGCTTTTACTGCTTCCATCATTGATTGCTGACCATTTGCTTTATCTGAAAGTGCTTGCATTACTCTCTCATCTTCAGTATCTTTAGCGATTAAATGATGTATAACTACTTTTTCTTTTTGCCCTGGTCTATGCAATCGTTTATTCGCTTGTTGATATAGTTCTAAATTCCATGTAATGCTATACCAAATAACAATATTTCCGCCATGCTGTAAATTTAAACCGTGACCTGCACTAGCTGGATGAAGTAAACCCATTTCTATTTTGCCATTATTCCAATCTCGCAAATCTTGTATATTCTGTAATACTCTAGCTTTAGGAAATCTTTTTAATATCTTATCTTTATCATGCTGATACCAATAAATGACCATAAGATTTTTGCCTATGTTATCAACTTGTATTTCTTCTAAAGCATCAAGCTTATAATCATGGATATTTATAATATTTCTACCTTCATCATAAATAGCTCCGCTTGCAAATTGTAATAACTTACCTGTTAAAACGCCTGCACTACTTGCTGTAATTATTTCATCAGACATACTTAATACTAATTCTCGTTCAAATTCATAGTACTTTGACATGATGTTTTTTGGTAATTTAATAGATACCTGATTATAAATAACTGGTGGCAAATCAAGATAATCATCTGATTTTAGACTTACACAAATATCTGATATTTTGCTATATATTTCCTGTTCTGCATGCGGTAATGTTTCATAACTAAAAACCACATGACCATTTGTTTGTGCGGGCCTAAAATAATTTTTACGATATTGTGTTATAGTCTTACCTAACCTTTTACCACCATCTAATAAATATATTTGACTCCATAAGTCCATGAGTCCATTTGGTGCTGGCGTTCCAGTTAGTTCTACTATACGTTTGATAAAAGGTCTTATTCTTTTCAATGCTCGAAATCGCTGACTACGATGATTTTTAAATGACGATGATTCATCTATCACCACCATATCAAAATCCCATTTTCTACCTAAACTATCTACTAACCAGCCGATATTTTCACGATTGATAGTATATATATCTGCCTGCGTATTTAATGCTTTTTTTCGCTGTTTTAAATCACCACAAATTACAGATACTCGCAAATCTTTTAGATGTTCCCACTGGTTTATTTCATCTTGCCATGTTACTTGTGCTACTCTTTTTGGTGCTATTACTAATACTTTATTTACTACCCAATAATCATACATAAGCTCAGATATTGCTGTTAAGGTGGATACTGTTTTTCCCATACCCATATCCAGCATTAAAGCAATAGCTTCATTATTTATTATCTTATCTGTAGCATATTTTTGATAAATTCTTGGCTCGTATTTCAATCATAAATCACCTTCTTTGCTATACTCATTTATAAATAACTCAACGTGGTCTTTACTACTTATTACCCATACATCTACACCATGATTTATTAATTGCTTTATACGTTCCCATTGTATTTCTCTAGGGCTTTTATTTGGTGCTTTCAATTCCACGAAAACTACTTTCCCATACGGCATGATTACTATTCTATCTGGTACACCCGCTGTCCCTGGGCTAGTAAATTTCCAAACAATACAACCCAATTCTTTTAACTTATCTGTAAAATATTTTTCAATTTGCTTTTCTAACATATTTCACCTTTTTTTAGTACCCAAAGTACCCGTTGTTGCATATAAAATGTAGAAATTAAGAATATAATGTACAAATGTTTTTTATTTTCTTAATTTCAATGTTCTATATGTATTCTTTGGGTACTTTGGGCACTTTATATATAAATGCTATATAAAATAAGTATCTTTTTTAGAACTAGCATTTTAAATAAACAACAATTTATTTACAAATTAACATCTAATAAAACCTCTTTGTTTACCATAACAATTAAAAGCTAATTTATTTTTAGCTTGTTTCCAGCCTTCTGTTTTTCTTAATACATCATTTATTTCTATTGCCATAGCTCTAGTTAATTTCTTTACATCACCATTTAATAGTTCCACCCAAATTTCTAAAGCACATATTCTATCACGTTTGACAAGTGGCCCATTATATTCAAATCCATCACCACGAATGAAATCTTGCCTATCACTGATACTCAACTCTGCCCAATTTTCAGGTATTTCTTTTTCAATAAATTCACGTATCATGCCAGCTAATGGGCTTTCTTCAGTATGTTGTTCTTGTACTTTTTTAGCTTCTTGCTCCATTTCTTCATCAAGATACAATTTTTCGCCACCCTCATATAGTTCTTTAGCTTCCGCCCACAACTGGTCAATAGTATCTTCGCTAATTTCAAAAGGATTTAATCTTCGTTTATTCTTATCTACCATTATTGGCCACCAACGACGACCACCAGTTTGATCACGAATAAAATCATTATTATTTGTAGAAGCTATAAATATACACTGTCTAGGAAAACGTTCTGTGCGTCTACCATATGCAGGACGAAAACTATCTTCACGCTTAGTAATAAAATGCTTTATTTGTTCAACTTCAGCTTTACGAACTGCCGATAATTCCGCAAGTTCAATAACCCAAAATCCTTGAATCTGTTCCATACCTTCTTTACCAATAACTGTACTCATACTGTCAGAGCTCCATTTTTTGCCGATACGACCAATAATATAAGATTTACCTATACCTTGACCGCCAACTAGCGTTACTACATAATCAAATTTCGTTCCTGGATTAAACACCCTAGCCACACCTGCACAAAACATCTTTCTAGTCATTGCACGATTAAGCTTTGTATCTTCGGCTCCTAAATAATCTATGAATAAAGTCTCTACTCGATGCTTACCGTCCCATTTGATACTTTTTAAATATTTTTTTACTGGATTAAAACTATGTCTATGAATAGTTTCTAATATCGCATCAGCGATTATCTCTTTACCTTTTATGCCATATACATCAGATATATAATTTCGCAAAGCACTATCATCAGCGTCAATCCAATCGCCGGTATTATTATCTTTACGCCATACTAATTTATCTAAAACCACCATTCTATGGGCAAACTCATCTAAAGCAAATTTACCTTTTAAATTAGGGTCATTTTCTAATATTAATTTCACATTATGAGGCGTATTTTCATATCCGCCCCAACGATTTATATCCATCTTAGCAGTCCATTTTGTATCAATATCATCTAGGACCTCAAAATCAGTTTGTACCTCTGCTAATCTTTCTTTACCGATAGTTTCTTTTACTTCTTCATCAGCTATAGCTAAATCTTGCATAGCTTTATAACTTGGCAATCTTCCCGTTGGCGTGCCCTCTGAAACTTCATCATCTAACTGTCTAAATTTATGCAGTCTTACCATATCAAAAGCATTTAATAATTTTCCACAAGCCGGGTCGGTACTATGATGACTGTAGATAAAACAATTATTATAAACAATAGCACCAGCTGATGTACTTCCCTCAGCATAGGTATATCTATCATCAGTACCACATGGTACATATATATCAGATAAATATTTTTCTATAGCTTCTTGAATAGTATACGAGCGACAAAAAGCACCAATAATTCCTTTTTTACTAAGTGGATCTTCCTGTTTATCTACCGTTTTTTTGATATCTACTTGAACTCTACTACTCACGGGCCAAAAACTTTGGTCTTGCCAATTATCATATCGATTTAAATATTCATCAGCATCTACCCAAACCCCATCATTGTATTTGAAAATAAATTCACCATCTTGACTAGTACTAGGAAAATACATCAATCTATGCGGTTGATATGTGGTATCATCAAATAAATCAATATCGATATCATTTGCTATCATACGACTTATTGCTTGATATTCATCTGGATTCACAGGACGATTTATCGGTATGACTAATCTATACCTAGGTTTATTTTTACTATGCTTATGCGTACTATAAATACAACAAGCTACATTACCTATCGTAAAAAATAAATTATCCCAAAAATCATTAGTGGCAAAATCAGCGTCCAGTGTTATAACTGAACGCCATTGTACATTTTCAGCGACTCGCCTACCTTCTTTTAATGCCCCACCTACAAAACCGCCAACATCTTTAATATCATCTTGCTTTGACTTAGCAAATGATTTATATTCAGCAACTGTTTCTCCTGTCCTTCTAGTTTTTGACAATTTAAAAAGAAGTGTGGACCATGATAACTGTTTATTTTTCCATTTCTTTGATTTTCTACTACTAGCTACAGCAATAGATACTTCTCCGTCATATTTTAACTTAGACAAATTGTCTATGTTCAAAGCGGTATTTTGCATTATTAATTCACGTCCTTACACCGCCTCTCTTTGCGGTAAAATTTGTTTTTCAGGTTTAAATATATCGCTGCAATTATCATAATTAATATTAGCTTTATCAGCCCATTTAATAATCTCATCATTTATCTGCTTATTATTATGAGCTGGTTTATTAGCAAATAATTTTGCTTGTATTAGCTTATTATTTTGCACCTCGATACAAGCTTTTAACTTACCTTTATCATCAGACATTAAAACTATATTTGATTTACCTGTATAAACAGCATCAACATAATTACCCACACAATTTCTAAAAATTTTGCCTATATTGCGAAGTACATCTGAATTCTCAGGTAAATAAAATTTAATACTATCAAACTGCATAGCTAATCTTCTACAGATTGGATCATTGATATTAAAAGCTCTAAATGGATGTTCCTGTTTATAAATAGCTGTTACTAAATAATCATGTAGATTAGCAGGAGCCGGTTTTTCTTGCCAAAGTGTAGCTTTATCTTTCAATTTAAATATCATATAAATAGCGTCTTCACATGAAATTTTATCTTGAGAATTATGCCACCAACGCATTAATGCATTGATATATTCTATTCCCCAGTTATAAGAAATTAGTGCTAATTGATTTAATAATGTGCGAATATCTCGTCGCCATAAAAAATCAAATTCCAAACAATTATTAATATTATTGAAGGTATCTATATTACCTTGAGCTATAGTATAAATTTGTTTATGACGTAATAATAAAAATGGTTTATCTTTTACTAATCGTCTAATCGCAGGCTTATTTGGCAAATTTGCTATTTCTAATAATCCTGATATTGTATCTTTTGCCTTACTTATGATTTTCAATCGTTCATCTGATAAATATGCATCATCTAAATCATAAAAATTTCTATCAGCACTACCATAATAAAATGGATATTTACGATATATATAGTTATAATCAATAACTGATAAATTATTTAAGTCTGTAAAAGCCAATCGATAAGCTATATTCAGTATAGGTTTTATAAAATAACTGCCTTTATTTCCATGACATACATACATTGATTTTATTTTAAATTTAAGTTTAGACTCTAACTTTTTGGATAATCTCTCACGAAGTAGTTTTAATATTTTTTTAAAATCTCCCGCATATATACTTGTAATATGTCTATGATTCAAAAATTTTAAATTAGTATCCCTACCAAAACTTGTGTCAAAGATATTACATAAGTTATAATTAATAATAAGTTTATGATTTATATATCTTTTATAAATAGCAGTCCTTTGGGCTACATTAAAGGATATAGTCTCTTTATATAGTCTGTGATGAAACATATATTCGCTATCTTCATCACAGACTATTTCTTTACCTGATAAAGTCAAACGTAAACTATCTTTATACTCCTCAAGACAAATTCTCATGCTGAGCGGGGAATACTCCCCGTCAGCCATAAAGCTAAAATCATTTTTTTGCGTAACTTCTGTAAAACGTGAACCACATTTAGGGCAATATATAATCTGATCATTTGGTCGCACACCATAATAATTTCCTACACCATCCCATAAGGATTTAAAACTATGACCACAACTAGAACAATGATACATATTCGTAAACTTATTACCATTATTTAAGCTTTTTAAGCCACCTTCATAAAGATAAAATAATTTCGGCATATATAAGTCATATATTCTCAAATTAATCACCTCAATCCCAGATATCATCATCGTCTTCTTCAGTTATTGGTTCAGGTTCGGTCTTTTTTATAACTTCTTTTTTATCTTCAGATTTAATTTCTTTAGCAGCAGCTTTTATTTTATCGGCTTCTTTTTTAGCTTCAGCTTTTTGCTTTTCATCATACATATCACACATTTTTATAGTTTCTTCACAAGCTTTATACATACGTTCCAAATAATCTAAGCTATTGACAAAATTCTTATCATTTTCTTCTATTTTTAATTCAGCACGCAATTTTTTAATTTCATCAAGTTCCTCAATTTGTTTTTCCATAAATTTTTTTAATTGTAATGTATTTATTTTTTTATCAGCCATTTTTATTACTCCTTTAATTAACATCAACATATAATGTACGGAAACTAATCTTTCTTATAATACTTGGTTATATAACCATCAGCATTTAAAATTAACTCCGGCGCCCAATCAATAGCAGTTCCCATTATTTTATTAGCAAGTTCTAAGGATTTATCTATACCAGCAGCAACACAATCAAGAATAACTTCATCATGTACATGCATAACAATCTTAAAACCTGCCTGTTCTAATCTAATCATAGCGACTGCTAAACAATCTCTAGCAATTGCTTGTACTATATTTTCAGTAAGTTTTCCACCATAAGTTTCTAGCCTTTCCCATGTACGAGATACCTGATTTGTACCTTCATATGTGATTTTGTTATTCTCAACACGAGGTCTAATATATGTTAATTCTCGCCCTGAAGGTAAACATATACGAAGCATACCCGCTCTATAATAAAAAGCCATATTATGATGAATTTTCACTTTTGTTTTTTCATTTATAGCCTGTTTAGCTGCTTTATCCACAATAGACCATAAACGAACAATATTTGGACTAGCTTTTCTCCATTTAGTTACAATATCGATTAATTCTTCATCAGTAAGCCCCATTTTATCAGCACCCATAGCTTTTAAAGCTCCTATACTGCCCTGATAACCTAAAGCAAGTTCAGCTATTTTCCCCTTTTGTCTAAGTTCACCATTAATACCATGTTTTACCACTGGTACGTGAAACATCTGACTAGCCGATGCACAATAAATATCACCGCCATCAGCAAATACTTTCATACGCCAATTTTCTCCACTAAGCCAGGCAATAACTCTAGCCTCAATAGCTGAAAAATCAGCTACTACAAATTTATTCGATTTAGTCGGTATGAAAGCAGTTCTTATTAATTGAGATAATACATTTGGAACATTCTCATAGAAAATTTCAAATGTTTCGGCGTCATCATGTTTTAATAATTCTCTAGCATCGTCCAAATCACTCATAGAATTACGAGGTAAATTTTGAACCTGTACTAATCTACCTGCCCAACGTCCAGTACGATTAGCACCATAAAACTGAAGTAATCCTCGAATTCGTCCATCAGCACATTGAGCATTTTGCATAGCTACATATTTTTTTATTGAAGTCTTAGATAGCAGCATTTTTAGCTTTAACATATCTTTGACTTCTTTATTTTTTACTATTTTTAAGAGTTCTAATACCGTAGTTTTTGTGATTTTAGAGGGAAAAAACCCTTCCTTTTCCAGTATCCAATGCTTTAGTTGTTCTGTAGAATTGGGGTTATCTAGATTAGATATATTTTTAGCTTCTGCTGAAATTCTATTTCTAAAATCAGTATCAACTTCTACAGCTTTATCAGCTAATTGTCTATCTAATCCAATACCTCTATCATTTATTTGTTGGTCTAATACCCATAAATTTTGTTCAAAATCTGTAGGTTTGAATTTAATCATTTTCTTACGTAAATAGCGTTCAACCTCTACATCACGTTTATTATATTCTTTAAATAAATTCCAATTTTGTATATCATGCTTTGGTAAATTTCTTGTTCTGCCACCATTAGTATTAGTCGGCTTACAAGGCTTCGAAAATTCCATTATTAATTTTCGTCCAATATTCATTTTGGCTTTATCTTCAGCTAATCTAAAAATTCGACAATCCTCAGCAAGAGAACCATACAATCCTAAATTCAAAGATAACACCATAGTACATTGCCATTGTGCAGGGTCTAAAAAATAATTATCATCATAAAAACTATTAATTGTTTCGCCACCAAATAAATAATGACTTAATAACACTCTCTCAAATTGAGCATTATATGCTGTTTTTAAAACCGCAGGATTGATTAAATCTCTTAAAACATCTTCAGGAATATCTTCACCTTGAGCTAAATCTATAACATTAACCATTTCATCATCATATGCATAGCCAAATAATAATATTTCTGCTTCTTCAGCATATTTGTAGACCCCAACTTTTTTTAAGTCGAGGTCACAATATGTTTCTAAATCAATAGATAATGTTCTCATAAAATACCTCCTAATAAGGCTTTATTCAAACATATCCTCATCTTCGTCATCAGTATTTGCAAATTCTGTTTCAAATTCGTCATCATCTAATACTTCAAAATCATCTTCTGGATTAGACGCACCGCCTAATGGCTCACCATCTTTTACTTTTTGAATATTACCTAATCCAGCAGCAATACCTGAACCTGCATCTGTTTTATAAGCATAAAATGTTACTGATACATTAGCATAACAACCACTATACACCGCAGAACGGTCAAGAATAGGTTTTATTTTTCTATCTACAATCTTAGGTGCAGTGTTGGAATTTGCGTTTATAAAGTAGCATCCTTCATATGCATCATCATCAAAACGATCAGTATCTCCATCTCGAAGAGGTACTTTTAAATTAGGTGGAATTTTACCATTTTTATTCACTACTTTAGATTTACCTATATTTTTAGCAGCTTCTATAGCTCTCTTTATTTCAGCTATTTGTTTTTTATCAGTTTTAGGAATTATGAGTGATGCACCATATTTCAAATCCCCATTTGGTGTTTCTTTTGGTTCCCAAATATTAGCATAAGAAAGCCTTACATTCTTTAAAGTTAACTTTGTATCATTCATATTTATAATCTCCTTTAATCAAGTATTTCAAAATCATTTTCAGGGCTATTATATTCAGGTCGCGGGTCATCAATATCAACAAGTGTAGGTTTACCAGATATTTTAGTGATTAAATCATCAAGTAAAATACTAAATGTTTTTTTACCTAATAATTTAGTCAATTCAGTTATAGACTTTAATTCAGGCTCTTTCATAAAATCAGATGAATCAATATTCGCTTTTTGTAATCTACCAATTACAGCATCAATATCACTATATTTTCGAGAACTTTTACCTTCTACTAATTTATAGCCTGGCCATGTCCTACCTTGTAGTGCTTCAGATAACGCATAATCTTTTATTTGTTTGGCATAATGAATAAGAGGTTCTATCCTATTCAATGCATCAGCCATTTCTTCATCAGACATAAATTCAGGATCAATAAAATCATACTTTGCTACACTTAAGCAATATTCAGAGTATTTTTTACAACGCAATGAAGCCCTACAGAATAAACACCACTTACCAGCATTGAACTTGCCTATGCCATCATAGGCAAGTTCAGCAGTTGGTTTTACAATATTTTCTCCCCATTTAATCAAATCTTTTACTGATTTTTCTTGACTAGATATCCCACCATTACGTGGCTGAAATATAGTCATTTGGATAGTATCAAAATCATACATAAAACCAAAATTACTGATTATACCTAAGGCATACATCTGCATTTGTGTATTATCAATAGCACTGACTGCTACACCTTTACCATATTTTAAATCTACTATTTCTACATATTTATCAGTAATAATCACTAAATCTCCTGTACCAAAACCCTCTTTTGCCCATTCGCTATAATCAATCTTTTCTTCTATTGCTATATAAGCTGTTTTATCTATGCTTAATGCTGTATTAATTTTCTCTATACAAATATCTATATATTCAAATACATAATCAAACATTGATTTATTATAGAATTCTTGATTTCTAAATTGTTTTGGTAGGGTAACATTGGTATGATTATGCTTTAAATAATACTTTAGATAAAATTCTCCGATGGCATGAGCTAATGTACCTTCACGTGCTGCTGCTGTTTCTTTGTCAGGATATGTTTCCTCTAATCGGGCACTAGGTGGACAAGATAGCCACCTTTTACTACCCGATGCACTCAATAAGGCATGTGCTGGCTCGGTCATTCGCCAAGAACTTCCTTTCTAAATTCATCTATCTTGTCAATTGGAATATCACTTAATTTTTTTAATTCCCATTTGTGTAAAGTATCTTTCATTCTCCCCATCAATGTATCATCTGATTTTTTGGCTTCCATTAAATCTTTTTTTAAGTTATCTCTCAATTCTTCTTCGCTCAATTGAGGTTTAGTGCTATCTTCTTTTACTTCTTCATCAACTGAAGTTTCATTTTTTACTTCACTTTTCTTTGCCTTTTGTCTAGTAACTTTTTTTACTGGTTTTTCAACAATTTCTTCTTTTTCTTCAGTTGCAACATTAACCACTGCATTTTTTGTATTTGCTTCTAAAGCTTTCGCTAATGCTCCTATGGCTTGTGCTAATTGTTCAGTTCCTTCAATTGTTACTTTTACATTTAATTCCATGATATTAACTCCTTTTATAAATTAACTTTTTATGGTAGACTTTAGTTAAGGTTTTTTTATTTGTGCTGATTAGCCATGTGCTGGTCAGCTTTTTTTAATATGGAAAAGAATTTATTAATATTATCTAAAACTATTGGCAAATCTTTAGGTTTAAAAATGCTGGGCGTTAATTTAATAGCAATCCCCTTTTTCTCATTCGTTTCATAGATTGTCTGCATATTCTCAAATCCTTTGCATATAGTTTTCATATTCTGAATAAGGTATACGTGTAATACGTCCATCTCTTTTGGCTTTTATTACTCCAGTACGTACTCTTTCATAAATAGCTCCATAACTTACTTTCGCTTTTTTAGCAAATTCACTTATAGTCAATGGCCCTTTTTCTATATCATTTAGATTTTGTTGTACCTCTATGACTTCTAAATGTTCTTGCTGAACCTTTTTAGCGATATTAATTAGTTCATCAATCTCTTTACCTAGATTTTCTTTCAAAGCTTCTAAAGCTCGAATTTTTATTTCACACTCTAAATTCCAATCAGGCATATACATAATCTCCTTTCAATTTATTTGGTTGCTACCCATACATAAGCTATAAATTTTGATACAACGGTTTCATCAATAACCCACCGCTAAGCGTTCGTTACAATAAAGGGAATAATTAGTAATAGCTAAGCACTCATTAAATTTTTAATATGTTATAATCAATACTAGGAGTGATTATTTTGAGACAAAATTTACTTATATTTATTATATTTTTTATTCTTTTTATT